GCCTTCATCCACGCCACCACCACAACCCCGCCACGAAAGGCACGACGATGACCCTGCTCAGCCTGCACTGCGACAAGTGCGCCTACATCGGCACCACCACCAAGGACGCCATGGCGCACGTGACCACCAACCCCACCCACACCGTCCGCGGAGACGGGCCCGTCGAGGGCACCACCCTCACCATCAACGTCACGAAGGACCGCTCATGACCATCGAAATCAAGCCCTCAACCAACTACCCCGGCCGCACCGCCCTGCACCACAGGACGCACCCGGAGAGCAACAGCACCACCATCATTGACCTGACCGCTGAGGACGTGGCAGAGCTCCGCCGGAGGACCGCCCCTGACAGTGACCGCATGTTCACCGCCGTGGCCCTCAAGGCCGTTGAGGCGTGGGTCATCCCCGGCCCGGTGCCCGCCTACCATGAGGCGCGCAAGCTTGAGCTCCGCCGGGACTGGCCGACGCTGTGGCACGCCCTTGAGGCGATGGCTCAGTTCGACGGCATCACCATGTACGTGCCTGAGGCCGCCACCCCGCCGCCGGTGGAGGTGGACACTACCCCGGCGAACAAGGCCGCCGCGGGGCTGTATGCCCTCACCCGGCTCTCCAAGACCCTGCCCGCGGGCCCGGCCCGGGACCTTGCCAAGCAAGTCGCCAAACGGCCGTACGCCGCCGCCCTCGCGGCCGTGCTCATTGCCGCCCAGCTGGGGGCCCGGAGTTCATGGTCTGGGGCTGACGAGCTTGAGCAGATCGGGGAGACCCTGACCTTCGCTGGCCTGCCCGGGCTGGATGAGGCCGCCCTGTACCGGGCCATCGCTGACCAGTTCGGCATCAGCCACGACGACGAGGACGAGGAGGACGGCCAGTGATGATCCTGTGGACCACCGGTGACATGGCCCGGGAGGTGGGCATCAACCCCACCAGCGCCGCCATGTGGGGCCGCCCCGGCCGCCGCGCCATCCCTGAGCCGTACGCCGTGCACGGGCCGCAGAAGGTGCGGCTGTGGACGGAGGAGCAGGCCCGGCAGATCATGGCCGATTACCGGGAGGCGGCACGGCGCCGCGCTGACCGGGCCGCTGACATTGCCCGGGCCGAGGCCGCCCTTGCCCGGCTGGCAGGTGCGGCATGAGCCGGGAGAGTGACCGCATCGACCATGTGGCCAAAATGTTCTCTGACACCCGCGCCCTCCCCATGGCCTACGCCCGCGCTGACGTCGCTGACATTCTCAAGGCGGCCGGGGAGTGGGATGCCCTGCAGGACGCGCCGAGTGTACGTGACCTCGCTGAGCTCTTGAGCGGGCACACGGTCAAGCCCTCCGGGCTGTGCTCTTGTGGGGTGCAGGTCAACAGTGAATCGGTGAAGGGGCTGGCCCGGGCCCGCTCTCTGAACCGGCACCGCGCCGTGGTGTTGCACGCGGCCGGGTACCGGTGGGCCCCTGAGCTCGAGTGGCAGTGGGCGGCCGTGGGCCCGCGTGAGGCGGCACGGGATGTGGAGACGTACAGCTGGGGGCCTGAGGCGGACGCGCGCTCGCTGTACGCCGTGCTGGTGGTGCAGTGCATGGACATTTCCCCCAAGGCCGGGCCGGTGGTGCTGGTGCGCCGCACCCCGGCAGGCGGGGTGGAGGAGGTGGACCGGTGGGAGCCTTAAACTGAGAGCTCCACAGACAGGGCCCCGGCATTGCGCCGGGGCCCTACCCTTATCGCCCGGAGGCCCCATGCTCACGCCCGTCCAGCAGTTTGACCCCCTGCCCATCCCCGACTTCACGAAGACGGTGCTCCCGGCGACGGTGCACAAGTGGTCTGACGGGGACACGGTATGGCTGAACGTCGCCATGCCCTTCGGCCTGACCGCCCTGAAGGACTTCCGCCTCTTCGGCATTGACACGCCGGAGCGCGGGCACCTCGGCTGGGCTGAGGCGGGCAACCTCGCCCGGCACTTCGCCCCCGCGGGCTCGCTGGTGAGTGTGCGGACGTTCAAGGACCCGGACAAGTACGGCCGCTACCTCGCCGTGGTGGGCAACGCTGAGGGCCTCGTGGTGAACGATGAGCTCATCCTCTCCGGCCTCGCCCGCATCTATGACGGCGGCACCCGTACGCCGTGGGATGCGCCGGTGGAGGCGGTCACCCGGGCCCGTCTCGTGCTGGCCGCTTGACATGTCCTAACAGACTGTTATAGGTTCGTCTTGTCAGGCCAACAGGGCCCGGCAAGACACCGAGGAGACACCGTGAAGATTGCAGAGCTCACCAAGGGCACCATCATTGAAAACCCCGCCACCGGCCGCCGCTACCTGATCCTGACGAAGGCGCCGGTGTGCATGAACTACCACGATGGCAACCCCGAGGCCCCCACCTACTGCATCATGGTCCGCCCCTCAACCGGCCGCGCCTTTGACCTCTTCATCAATCAGGACAAGCTTGACGCGGGCCACTACGTCAAGATCACCCGCGAAGCCGTCACCAACTAACCCCCACCCCGCCCCGGCCGGGGGCCCGCCAGCCCCCGGCCACACCGTTAGGAGAACCCCATGAGCACCGAGACCCCGACCCAGACCATTGCCCGCCGCCCGTACGCCACCGAGGAGGGCACCCCCGCCCGCCGGGATGAGGTGCGGGCCCGGCTGGCCGAGATTCAGGCCGTCAAGGATGACCAGATGGACCAGTTCCTCCCGGTGATGGGCTCCACCATCACCCCGCAGGACTTCTCCCAGCGCACCACCGACAAGGACCGGAACGAGTGGACGCCGGGCAAGCTCCGCCTTGTGATTGCCGCCGCCGCCGGGCGCCGGGTGGTCATCACCACGGACAAGCAGACGGGGCACACCCTCATTGGGGCCCGCCTCCGCGGGATGCGCCGCACCCCCGGCTACGGCACCTATCAGGTGCTTGTGGAGTGGGAGTATGCGCCGGGCAAGACGCAGGGCACGTGGACCTCCACCTTCAGCATTGGGCCCGCGATCACGGTGATGGACGGGCCGCTCAGGTTTGCCGCCGCCGATCTGGCCCGCGAGGAGTCCAGCGCCGCCATTGCCGCCGCCCGCGCCGCCCTGCCGGAGTGCACGTACGGGGCGTGGAAGTCCACCCCGCAGGCTGAGGGCGTGCGCGTGGCGTTCACCCCGCAGAAGGCGGACGGAGGGCCGGAGAGTGTGGTGGAGATGGGGCTCACCGGTGACGGCTTCCGCGCCGGGAAGGTCTACCACTACAAGGGGTGCTCCAAGTAGGGCGCCGCGGGCCCGCCCCCACCCGGGGCGGGCTTGACAAGTCCTAACGGACTGTTAGATGATGTGTGGACGGCCCCACCCCGGGGGCCACAGACACGAGGAGCACACCATGGCCAGCACCGCCGCAATGATCAAGGCACAGGACACCGCAGACGCCGCCGCATGGGCCGCCATCCGCAACGACTACGACGCCCACGGCTTCTTTCAGGAATGCGCCCTGCACCCGGAGCACCCCGGCCACCTGTTCCTCACCCATTGCGTCATCTGCCCCGAGGATCAGGGCAACGGCCGCCAGAGCACCGCCGCCCGGGAGGCCCGCCGCGCAGAGCTCATTGCCGACTACCCCGAACTGCCCTTCTAAACCCCCCGTACCCAAAAGCCCCCCACCTCAAACCGAGGCGGGGGGCTTTTGCGTGTCGCGGCCTCAGCGTGTCGCCGGGCCCGGGCGCGCGAGGCGCTGGATACGCTCCCCAAGACTGATCCACCAGACCAACACGGAGGGGCGCCGCGCATGCCCAGCACCAAGCCGAAATACCGGGTGAACGTCGGCATCAACTACCCGCCGAACAAGCGGGCTGAGGCCGGTGACGTCATCAACGATCTGCCGCCGGGCGCCGAGGACTCCCTCCTCAAGCTCGGCGTCATCGAGAAAGTTGAGGGCAAGTAATGCCCACGAACCGCCACGGCAAGACCACCGGCGTCTACCTCGCCGGATTCAACGCCTCCCCGTTCTTCAACAGCTTTGAGGCCGCCCGCACCGTAGACACCCACGAGACGACCCCGTTTGAGTCCAACGACAAGACGTACAGCGTGGGCCTCAACGATGGCACCGCCAGCCTCTCCGGCTTCTATGACGTGGCCGCCGCAGGCCTCGGCGGGGATGAGCTCCTCGACGCGCTCTACAACCAAGGCTCCGACTTCCCCATGAGCGTCTTCCTCGACGGCGGCGTGGTCGTCGGCCGGGCCTGCCGCATGGCTCAGGTCAACCAGACCAGCTACGCCGTCTCAGCGGCCGTGGGAGACATGATCACCACCAAGGCTGACCTGACGGTGGACGGCGGCATCAGGTACGGCAAGTGCCTGAACGCGAAGGCGCCCATCACGGGCACCGTGACCGGCACCCCCGCAGACTTCGGCCTGCCCGGCGGCCTCGGGGATTTCCTCGACACCGCCAACGGCTTCGCCCACATCCACCCCATCGCCAACACCCGCAACACGGCCACGGACGTCAAGATTCAGCAGTCCGCGGACACCTCAGTGTGGGTGGATCACGCGACCTTCAGTGTGCCCGCCGGGTCCACCGCGGCCGTGGCGATCCCCACCACCGGCGCAAACCTCCGGTACGTCCGGGCGCTCATCACCCCCGTCGCTGGCACCGGGTCAGCAACGATCATCGTGGCCTTCGCCCGAGCCTAACCAAGGAGACACAGCATGGCATTCGTACATGGCAAGAACAGCATCATCAAGGTGGACAACGCCGCCGGTACCCTCGTGGACATTTCCACCGCGACCAACAGCGTGGAACTGCCCCGCTCCCTCGACACGGGCGAGACCACGGCCATGGGCGGCACGGGCGCCAAGACGTACGTGGCCGGGCTGAATGACGGCACCGTCTCCATCAGCGGCCTCTATGACCCGGCGACGGACGCCATCCTCTCCGCGGCCGTGGACGCCATTGCCGCAGGCACCCTCGCCAGCGCCTCGGTGGAATGGTCCCCCGCAGGCCTGCCCGCCTCCGCGACCAAGCCCACGTTCAAGCTCGAGGTCCTGTGGACCAGCTACAGCGTCTCGGCCGGCGTCGGCGACGTGGAGACGTTCAAGCTTGAGGGCCAGCGCACCGGCGCCACCACCCGCGCCATCGTCTAACACCTGTTTTACCGCCCGCCCCCACCCCCGGGGGCGGGCACCACCACCCCCTGAAAGAGAGTGACCACCGTGTCCGAAAACCTTGACTACTCCCCCGCCGTCTTGACCGTCCCCGCGCCCGTAGAGGCCCCCGCACAGGTTGCCCCCGTGGCCGGTGAGACTGAGGGCTACAAGGCCCCGGGAGGCACCCTCCGGCCCTCTATGCGTGAACGCATTGCGGCCCGCCGCCCCTACTCCGTGGAGCTCAAGTACGTGAAGTCGTGGGACGAGACCGTTGAGGTGCGCTCCATCAGCCTCGGCGTCAGGAACGAAATGATGGAGCGGGTCATGGACCCGGAGACCAAAGAGGCCAACGTCAAGCTCCTCATCCCTGAGCTCCTCATCCAGTGCGCCTATGACCCGCAGACCGGTGAGCGCGTCTTCGCCGACGATGACCTTGCGTTCCTGAACGGTCAGGACTCCGGCGCCGCTGATGAGGTGGCCGAGGTGGCCATGCGCCTCAGCGGCATGGTGGAGGGCGCGAAGGATGAAGAGGCGGGAAAATCCTCCGAGACGGAGACCTCCGTCTCAGCTTCCTAATAGCGGAACGCACCGGGCGCACCCTGCATGAACTGAAGTACGGGGGCCCCCACTGTGAAGCGATGGACTCCCGGGAGTTCATGCAGTGGCGGGCCCTCATTGAAATTGTCGAACCACATGAGCAAGAGCAGGCGGAGGCGAAAGCCAAGAGCAAGCGATAACCGGTAAGGGGTGCCTGATGGCCACAGTTGTAGAGGTCATGGCCAAGCTGTCAGGCAACCCCTCCGGCATGGTGGGGGCGTTCAAGACCGCCGCCAGCGCCGCCGAGGGGTACCGGGACCGGGTGCGGCAGGCTACCGCGAACGCCGTGGATTCAGCGGCCGTCTCCTCCAAAGCCTCTGAGGCTGGCAAGCGCGCCGGGGGCGGGTTCTCCTCCGCGTTCAAGGGCGCCGTCTCCGGCCTCGGCCTCCTCGTCGCCGCCGCCGGGCTCACCAACCTCGTGGGAGAGGCCATGGCGGCCTCTGACGCCACGGACAAGTTCAAGGCCACCATGAACTTCGCCGGGCTGGACACCTCCAAGATCGATCAGGCCGCCAAGGTGGCGAAATCCTACGCT